TTAATATTAGATGTTCTTAAATAACTACTAAAAGGTTCGCTACCAAATAATATTATAGGTTTATTTTTTTTTATTATTCTTTCAAGTTCTATCCACATTAGTTTAAATGGAATAATACTATCCCATTTACAGGCAGAAGTTCCATAGGGTGGATCTGTTAGTATTAAATCAACAGACTTATCAGGTATTGTTGGTAATACTTTTAAACAATCGTCATTAAATAATTGCATTAACTATCCCAAAACTTCATAGCATCAGGTAAGTAATTTTCTTCCATTTCGTTTCGCCAAAAATAATGGTCAAACTGTGGTTGAATATAATCTTTTACAACTTTAGGATCTGTGCTTATCTTCATTAAGTTTTGTCTTATCTTACATCTTTGTATTATCTTTGGTATTCTCTTTTCTATATTCTCTGGTTTTAAGTCATCACAATTATCTGCACTAAATACTTTGTAAGACTCCTCATTAATATAACAAATATAAACTGGCAATTTAAATACAGAATAATAAAAATCTATCTGTAAAAAATTATAAGGTTCTACAGTTTCTGGTAGCTTATTAGTTAGCCAAGACCTAGTACCATCTTTTTTAACTCTACCTCTTTTGGGAAACTTACATTTGTCCTCAATAATAACTTTACCTTTTAAATCACAATAACCATGAACAGGAATGTTAATATCATCAAACCATCTAAATGCTTCTATCTCTGGCTTACAATCTTTATATCCAGGTATTGTTTGATGAGCTGCATGACCATTGGCTATCATCTTGGGTAATATTTGTTTGTAATATTCAAACTCATCATGTTGGTCAACATTAGGAATTATTTTTTTAAGTTTTTCTTCTATAGGAACAAACATTACTTACGCATCTCATTGTTCATTTTAGACATAAAAGATTGAATCATAGTTTCTTTATCTATGTCTAAAAAATAATCTAAAGGTTTATTTAAAAATTTAGATATTCTAATTAAATTAACAATAGGTATTCTGTTTTGTCCTTTTTCATATTTGCCTATTTGTTGAAAAGTTGTTTTGAGTGCTTTTGCTAGTATCTGTTGAGTTGCAGGTTTCTTAATATAATATCCATCTACCTCTAATTTTTCATCAAAGTTTTGAACATATATTTCTCTTGCTAATCTAGCTTCTTTTATTTTTTTACCAATGTGAATATAAAATTCATTATCTTCTACAAAGTTCTTTTTTGCTCTATCTGATAGTTTCATGTCTTTCCTTTCATTTAGGGTATAGAACCCCTTAAAATAAATGCAACTTTTTGTATATACTTAATTAAGTATATAAAAATCTAGCATCTTTATTTTCTGCCTCAACTATTCTTCGGAACAACTGATTGTATTCCTTAAAGTTTTGCAGAGTTATAACACATTGCCTTCCATTTTCTCTAGCACCCATAATTTTTTTGTGTGCCTTATCTAGCTTTGTGTACAACCTTGTGTTGCTATTTCTTAAGCTCATCATTTACCTCACCGATAACTTTAATATTTGCACTAACAAGTTTGTGTTCGGTGATATTTACTTTTGCAAACTCACTAGGCATTTTTTGATCGTATGCTTTTTTAGTTGCTTCCTCAACATTTGCACCATCAAAAATTTCTTCAAAATCAGCAGCTAACTCTATGCTTGATGTTTTAATTACTTTAGTCATTCAATACAACATTTCTACTATAACCAGAATATTCTCTTTTAATCTCATTTCTTTGTTCTAGTTTTTGTATCAGCACACTTACTGAATTTTTACTTTTATAACCCAACTCTTTAGCCATTTCTGAAAAAGTCGGACTATATTTGTATTTTTTAGTATAATTTTTAATAAATTGCAATAGCTTAAGCATTTTAGGAGTCATCGGTCTTTTAGTTGTTCTTGTTTTCATCTATGACTAACCTCCTCAATAATTCTGTATATCCATTGATGTCATCAAATGAATCTTTTTTGTAATCTTTTGATTGCATTATTCGCCATGATTTTAACAAAATCATAAATAAACCAAAGAATTTCAAGGGTATTTTAACATCTTGGTTATTATGAATTGATAGATATTTTTCCATAATTCCTACCATTACATATGAGGTATGGTCAAAGTGTCCATAATCATTTTGTTTTTGTTTTAATAATCTTTCTATCTCACTTATAAATTTTACATTATCTGACATAATTACCTTTGTTATCTTCACACCAATGAGCAAAAGCTACTTTGTTTTGATATATTGGATATGTTCTTTTTCCTATTTCTTTAAATTTTATTACTGACTTATGTATCTCCTCACAAGTAAGGGTAGTTTCAAATTTAACTTTATGTAAAACATATCCCTCACTTGTAAGTAAAGCCAAAACTAAAATAACAACTTTCAATTAACTAACTAAAAAGGAGCTTGTTGTTGTTTAGGTTTTTGACTATTCTGTTTTGGTCTAGGTTCATTCTTATAACCAGAGAGTATTGTTCCCTGATCGTTTAACCAACCAATTAAACCTTTATGTCCTCCAGCATCAGGATAGTTCATTTCGCCAGTAAACTTGTCATCACCTTTAAATAAGACTCCGACCTGTGCATAGACTTTGACAAACTTGGTGTTGCCATCTTTTGATTGAGCTTTAACACCTAGTATTGTTCCTTTGTTGCCATTATCTAAATTAACATTTCCTGAAAAATCAATTTTGATGGCTTTTTCATTGTTGGCATCATAAGGAAATAAAACCCAATCCTTTTGCTTACCACTACCATTGTTTTGCATTTTGTCCTCCATTGGTTTGTATGCTTTTTTGTTGTGATTCAAAAATCTTTTCTATTGAATCATTTTCTTTTTTCCAATTACTATAAAGAGCAGTTAGTTTTGTTTCTGTTGTTTGCTTCTTTATTTGTTCATTAATTGAAACTTGTTTGTTATTACCTTGATTGTTCAAAGCATTAACTAATTCTTCAGCACTAGCAAATTCAGATCCTGATAATCCAAAGGCAGCTAAACATCTACCTAACGCACTTGTTGATGCGTTTTCTAATGCACTTGTTTTATTTATATAAGATGAATTTCTAAACTCCTCTGCATGACCTACACTATAAATTGTATCGCCAATATATAATTCTACTTTTACAATAACTCTATCATTATCATGGTGTAATATTTCTTCATTAAATCTTGCCTCTGGAAATCTTTGTAATAAATGTTTATGTCTTTCTACAACAATTGCATATTGTTTTCCTTTAATAGAAACAGTTGGTATATTACCTATTTCTTTTAAACATTCTTTTCTTCTGTCCTTAAAAGAACCTTTACTTTTTTCTTCTGGCACTTTTTCTGCTTTTTTCATTGTCTTTCCTCTCATCATTTAGTTGTTTATTTAAAAAGTCTATTAATTGTTGTCGTTTATTTATTTCTTTTTGTAATTCTGTTTTTTCATCATCTCTTTGTAATAATAATTGTGTGCTTTTTTTAATATCTTGTTTAAGATTTCTGTTTTCTGTTTGCAGTTTTGCAAGTTGTATCATTACTTGATCTGTCATTTCTTACCTTTCATTACTTGTTCTAATGTTAAATTTTCTGTAATCATGTCTTGCATAGCTTGACCTGCTAAACCACCAAATATCATTTTTAAATTAGGTTTTAATTTTTTTCTTTCGGCAGCAGTTAGTTTACAATAATCGTAAAACCATTGATCTAAATTTTTTGAAATTTGTGAAGGACTTAAATGATCGGCAGTAAACATTCCACCTTCCTCTTTTCTTGTCCATTCTTTTCCTATTTTTTTAAGCATTGAAACCATACAATATAAAATATACAAAAATTGTCAAAATACTATACAAGATAATTTCAATTTGTGGGTGCATTATCTGTGTCAAA